AAATAACGTTCTTGCTCTTCCCAGGTATCTTGAACACTGATACCATTATAAGTCCCATTGATAGATTTAGCAATAGTTGATTTATACTCACATTCACCATCTTGATCCACAGCATCAGCACCCGAATAGGTTTCTGCTACTTGATGTCCAAGAATACCAGCAAGATGTATCTCGCGGGAGCGAGCATAACTGAAAGGATCACCCCAACCTTGTTCCTCACAAAGTTGATACATTTCCTCAAACAGTTGTTGAAATCTTTGTTCGGGAGTCATTTACGTTGTGCTTATACTAATACAACACTTTCAAGGGCCCAGTTTCAATCAACAGGCAATTTACCAACACTTTTACCTTTCTTGTGGTCAGCAATAAACTTTCGCGCAGAACTTTCAGTTCTACACACCTTCAACTGTTGACCGTTGTGTATAATCATCAGTTGCTTACCAAAAGGTACAGCAGCGTACTCACCTTTGCCTATAATGAATCCCTCAATCATACCAGAAACCTCTTCTCATACTCAAGCAAATCAGATGGTGCAGGAATAACATTGTCATCATATTCTACAGCATTTTCCCACCTTGCGCCAGTCTTTTGATACAGTTTGATGTTGAGATGTTGGTACTTGAGATTAGTTGGAACGTGAACTTTATAGTCAATTCCATCATTCTCTGTCAGCATACTCAGCTGCCTATTCTCTTCCTTTGTGACTGTAATCGTGGAACAAGACAACCAGAATAGATTCTCAAATACATCATAATCAGACAGGTATTTGTCTGGATTATCCATAATCATCCGACCGATGAATTGTGGGGACAAACAGTGATCGTGAGTGCGTTCTTTTGAATTATTCTTTGCCTGCTCACTTATCAGACCAAGATGATTCACCTGCCCACAATCAAACACACCAATGTAGTACAATCGTGTGATGGGTCGGAAGAAATCAGGGTCTCCCCAGTTGACTACATTTGCTGCCAATGAGTTGAATGTAGTTTGGCAGTATGCTTTCCAGTTCTTGGGGTTCATTTTGAGAAAAATCGGTGATTTGGTTGCGATGGATGGGTTCTAGGTCAGTTGCAGCAGAATTGCAGAAAAATCAGGGTTTTAGTCTAGTGGCCACCTGATGTCTCATTGCGTCTCACCTGCGAACCACCGACACGGCAGGTTCGCCCTTCTGAAAGATAGTATCAACAACAGCTTGCACAGAGCGAGCAGTGGAGATGCCAACTTTATCATAGACGGGCACACAAACCAGACCAAACTTCTTGGATTCATCACCCAAACGGATCACACGCCCAATAGTCTGCGAAATGCCAATGTAGTCCATATTCCGCATAAACAACACTGCTTCCAGTCCAGACACATTGATGCCTTCAGATAGGATGCTATGGTGAATCACAACAAACCGCTTGCTGCTATCCTTACCCCACGCATTGAGAGTATCAAAGAACTTCTCACGATCCACCTTCTTGCCATCAATAACCGCACCAGTCTTGGATGTAATCATCATCCAAGAATAACCACGCTGCCGAAGTTGCGAACAGAAATCAGATTCAGATACCAAACCGATGATCTGTTTGGTAGTGCGAGCACAAATCAGAATCTTTTTGATACCTTGGTCATCAATCGTTTCCAGCAGATTCTCTGCATCACGCTCATAAATCACCTGACGATCTTTGACCATAGGCAACTGCTTAACCACAACTTTAGGAGGCAGAATGTAACCACCGTCCACCAGTTCAGGTGCAGGAACCTGACAGATTACCTGACCATAAACCTCAGGAAGATTCATCCCTGGTTTGTTGATAGTGATGGAATGTTTGGGAGTTGCAGTAAAGAAGTAGCAACGATTTGCATTGGCAGCGAAGTGCTCAGTTGCAGGGAAAAAGTTACGCTTGACGCTGTTATGTGCCTCATCAAAGTAAATCGTATCCACATCAATCCCTGCATCAACAATACGTTGCAGAGAGTTGTAAGTAGTGAAGATCAGTTGATGACGTTCAGCAGCAAGACATACACCAGTGTGAACCGCAATCTGTTCAGGATTGGTGGTAGATTCGTGGTGCGTTTCTCCACTGTGAACGTGCAGAACTTCAGCATTAGTGATGTGCTCCAGAAACTCACTAGAGAGTTGCTCAGCAAGCAGAATACGCGGAGCAACAACTACAACAGTTTTAGGAGTTTCTGACTGGAACAGGCGCATAACATCATAGATCATCTTCAGCGTTTTGCCGCCGCCAGTAGGAACAATGATTTGGCCTTTGCTGTACTTTTGCATAGCAGCAACAGCACGATGTTGATGAGGACGAAGAGTAATCACTTGTTGAGAATGTTGTTAAGGTCGTCAATCACAGAGTTCATCGCAGCGCGAGAATAACCTGTCGCAAAAGGATAGGTTTTCTCGTGATTATCGCTCTCGGATGAGTCAACATTATAGCACACGTTGACTGCATCCTGCAAATTGCTAATTAGACGTTGAAGGGTATCAACCCTCACAGTCACGGTTTCCATAATGTTGTAGGCGATTCTAGAGGGGTCTCAGAGTGTTATACTATGGAGACAGTTTCGAGGGCCCAGTTCTACTTGCCCGTGAGTGATGATTGATAATGACTTCCAGGTTTGTCTCTTCCCTTTTGTAAATCTGCTTGAACTCTCTTACCAGTTCTTACAATTTTCTTCTTCTCATCTCTAGTGTAAGGTCTCTTTTCACCCTTTGGAAGTAAAGAACCTTTGATCATATGATCTTCTTTATCACCAGATGGTTTCTTTGCTGGTGCTTTCTTTGAGAGAAGCTTTGTTGCTGCCTTTTCTGCTTCTTTTGCCTTTGGTTTCTCTGCAGGTGCTGCTTCACCTGCTTTTTTTGCAGCAATTCTTGCTAATGCCGCTTTCTTTCTTTCTTCTTTTGCTGCTGCTGCTGCTTTTGCTTTTACATCAGCAGATCCACGTTCTTGTGTGGGTTGTTGTACTCTTGTGGATGCTTGTCTTTGAGTACCTACATCCTTTCTTTCTTTGTAACCAACAGGAACTCTCTTTACTTTGCCAGTTTCAGGATCTCTAACTGACTTCATTCTTCTCATTTCAGGAGCAGTTTTCTTGCGCTCAGCTCCGATCTTTTGACCATCACCGCCACGACGGATTTGTGATGATCCCATAACGCTGGCATCGTATGCTGCTTCAGCAAGCAAAACAAACTCCTGAAAGGTTTTCATCTTTATCTAAACACTCTTTTTAGTATTTAGATCTCAACCTCCTTTGCTTTGTAAGAACCCTTGAAAACACGACTTTCAGCATAAAGTTGTAGGACACGTTCGCGGCGGGTGGCAATCAACAAATCATACTGTGCTTGTTGTTCTTTTGTGAAGATAAAGTCTTGTTTTCTCCAAGCGTCCTTCAATTCGCGGATGTGAGGAAGCACATTTGCAATGGTTTCAGACATAATCAGTAATCGTAGTTAGAGTTAAGAAAAGCATTGAAAGATTTTTCATCCTCTTTCTCATCAAAGAGATCTTCATTCATCTCCTCAACAAAATCAAAGTGAGAAAACTCTTCAATTTGAATGTCGTCGAAAGAATCCATAATGGGATCGTTGCTTACATTATAGAGACAGTTTCAGGGGCCCAGTTTAATCAGCGAGACATAATTGCTTTAAGTCTTGCTTTCTTTGCTGCTACTTCTGCACCTGCTTCGTGTTCCATTTCTCCGTGTGCTTGACGGATTTGCATACCTTTCCAACGGGCAGATGCTTTAGCAACCTGTTTGTTATACTCATTTGGTTGCATTGTAGGATGCTGCTCCATAAATTGCTGAAAGGTCTTCATTGCTGCAATAGTTTTTGATTATTTATTTCAGTTGGGAAATGATGAGTTCTTAGTACACCATAAACAATAAAACAGTTGGTAATTAAAATAGACAAAAACATCAAAAGACGAATAAGAGCAATCTTATCTGCCTCTTGATTGTTTTTACCTGCTTTTTCTCCCAGAGATTTGGCAATCAATCTCCAAAGACTTTTATGTTTCATTTACCAGATTCTTTGAGTAGTTTGACTTGATTCCAATCATTCCTATGCACCAAGACACAAACATCATTCACCCGATTGTTCCCCACACGAACACAAACTGAAATATATTCGTCACAGACAAAACGAACTTCACCAACCCAATCTTTGTATTGAACGATGATGCCTTCGGCAAAGGATGGTTTCATACAAAGAACTTATCCAGTGGAGATTCTTTGAGTGTCATTGCTGTGTAGTTTCTTGTATTCTTGAAGTTCACAACTTTACCAACTGTAGAACTATTTACAGGACTATAGAACTTGCATTCTTTATAGTTGTAGAACCCCCAGCAACATTTGACAGGTTTCCCCAAATTATAATCAAACTTGCGGTCATAACACAACCAAATGCGAAAGACATTACGTTTGAACTCTTCAACTTCATAAGCATAATCTTTGGGTGGTTTGTGAGTAAATTGTGGAATCAAATCAACTGAGAGTTTCATCAGCAATCGTAATCTTTGACGTATGAGAGCAGTTTAATCTGTTCTTGTAGTTGTAGAATCTCTTGCTGTTGTTCCGTAATCTTTTGTTGCAATTCAGTGATGCGTCCTTGATATTGAAACTTAAGTTCGTTAATCATTCTGTTAGAGTGTTCTACGTTTTGTGTCACGTTGTAAATGCCTCAACGACACTTGATTCTACATCTTCAGCAAGAGGATAAGTTCTTGCATTGACTACTTTTTCACGAAGATTTACATAAAAATCTTCATTATATCCATTATCATATTCTTTAATCAAATCAAAACATTCATTATCATCCACTGCAATCACATTCCAGATTCCACCATATTCTGAACGGGGAAAGTTTGCAAAGTGATCAACGATGTATAGAAACTTTTGTGCCATTTGTTTTTGTAAGTTACTCCTTAATTGTAATAGTTTTCGTCGCCTTCGTCAAGGATGTTTCGGTCAGCAGCAAAGATAAATGCTGTACCGATTGTAAGTAAAGAACCGAGTGCCATACCAAGTAGAAACGTCATTTAGAACTAATAAAATTCGGCTAAGTAATAATCAACTGGTATTTCTAAGCGCGATGCTTCACGTTCAACTTCTTTCCAAAACTCTTCCGCTGCTTTATCCATTTCTGCTTTTTTAATCATGTCTCGAAGGCGTTTGGGAATCATTTTTTATCCAGGTGGTCGAAGTGTTTAGAGAATAATGCAAAGAACATCCAAGCAACTGATGCAGAAATGATAAGAAACTCTATCACTTTTGTTGTTGGATTGCTTGTTGACGATAGTATGCTTTATACATTGCATCATCGCGTTGAATACAGAAGATATTCCAACCGATGATAGCAACAAAACCAATCAATCCTGCAACGACATACTTACGGTTCATGCTGCGAGTGCTCCAGAGGGAATTTCAACAACTTCAGGAAGTTTGGTGTTATCAAACCTGTTCATATTATAGCACACCCACTCACCACTGCGGAAGACATAGGCATACTCTTCGCTATTGTCAGGAAGGAGAAACTCACACAGGTCAGCATCAAGGCGAGGGGGGCAATCTTCGCCACGTTGAGAATAATAAAGTGGACCTTGTTTAACAGTTTCATTACTGAAACCAGCATTAGTCCAAGCAGAACTCATATCTCCACCATCAATCAGTTCGGCAACTTTCTCACGGGTATTGTAGTGAGTGTTAAGAATACGACCCAACCAGGATTCATACGAGTCCCAATGATGATAGACCGACAGAATGTTACCATTCTTGAGTTCAAGACCAATGCGTGAGCGAGTTGCCATTTCAAGAGTGTGCTTACACTATAGGGACACTTTCAAGGGCCCAATTAACAACTATACAGCAATGCTCCAAGTCCTGCACCAAACAGTGTCCAACCATTACTATTTGTTCCAGAACGATTCCAACCACCAGAATAACTACCGCGACCATAGTTTTGATAGTAACTTCCACCGTAATTGTAACTATTGCCAGTTAGAGCAGATGCTAACCCAGCACCCAATGCAGCACCAGCCGTAGGATTACAAGTTCTTCTACGATAATAATTGACTGGTGGTTGAGCAACATATCCACCACCATTTCCACTATAAACTTTAGATGAATAAACCTCTCCAGTTTGACAATTTACAGTCAGTTCAGTTGTTTGCACTCCACCCTGAATATAGTTTCCATTATCAGTATAACGTCCTGGGACGTAATTTTCTTGATATTGGCGACAAACTTGATAGGTATTAGTTTGTTGAGCAAACACTGATGTAGGTGATGCAATCAAACCTGCAAGCAGAAGTGCTTTGATTTTCATTTGTCTGTTTGTTTTGCAGTTATCATAAAACAAAAAAGAGGACTTGTAAATCCCCCCTATGACACTTATTCAGTTGCCCATCTCTCGCAAACTTCGTACAAGATAAGCAGTGAACTCTTCCATTTTATCTGGATGAACTGCTTGTGGACGATCATTGATTGCTTTACGAAGAGCGTTCATTTCATTCCATTCAGAATCTGATAGATTTTTTTTGTTACCTGATGAAAGTGTCATAAGTTTGCTCCCGAATACCCAGATATGTTAGCATATCACTATAAATTATCTAGACATTTAACAATTTCTTCGGGATTGCTTTACGGTTCTTAATCCTCGTCGTTGAAGAAAGAACCAAAACCGCCACGGCTTCCTGGTTTGCGATTCTCTAACATATCCATAATCTCCTCAAACTTTTTGCATTGTTCTAGATCAAGAAGAAGTTTAGAGAGTTGTTGAATTACCAGTGGTTTTTCATTCACAGATGCACTTTTAATTGCAGCACGAAGATGTGATTCTGCTTCAAGGAGATGTTCTAGGGTTTGATGTGATAACGCCATTTTTAAGTAAATTGTGATAATAAAGGACTTCAGGGTTTTCTAGATCTTTACATCTAGGATAGAAGATGCCGTCACGATAACAAGCAGCCTCTGGATTTGGTTTATCATATTGTAGCACGGCAGTGCGTGGTTGTCTAAAGTTACAAAGATCTCCTTGTTTTTCCATAAAGTTATTGAAACACAATCCTGCAACAAATGGAGCAAGGAATTGAATCGTGTACATTACACTTTACGCAATAGATAAGATCCATCTCCCCGATCTACCCATTCAACTTGATCACCTTCTTTTAGATTTGCTGCCTCAAGAAGATCCTCAGGAAACTGAACAAAATAATTATCAACACCCTCTTCAATTACTTGTTGAACGGGAAGTTGCCACCTTATAACTTTATCATCATTTTTGGGAGGAAGAGGTGTCCATTCATATCCTTCTTGTTTTAGAGTATTTTCCCAAAAATCATTCCAAGCACCTTGACATTTTGGTGATGAATCATCTTTATCACAAGTCAAAGGCTTTTTATGATTAGCAATACCATATTCAATATCACTGTGTTCCCAAGGTTTCATAGCATAATCTTTGCCATAATAATACTCTTTTTCACTCGGGACTTCTTTGACATAATCATCATATGCTTGAATGTGTCCTTTACCATTGCCATTCAGCAGTGCAAGAAGTTCATAACAATGTTGAGTGTTATTCTTAAAATAATGATACTGTTCCTCTACAACACCTTTAATGACATCATAGATTTCTTGTGGTGATGCTTCTGCTGAAGAAATGGCATCGTGCATCCAATTTTCAAGTTGTTCCAATGAATACTTTTTGTAATCAAAGTCCATAATCAATCTTCTCTTGGTTTGGGTTTGTTACACTCGTTGCAGTAGTGAGAAAATCCACTTCTAAAGTATTTTACACGTTGATAGTGCTGTTCGTCAAGTGGTTTCGTCTCACCACATTTACTACATATCCTTACCGTACTGTTTCTTTGCTCGCTTGAGTTCTTTGAGTTCTGCTTTAATTTCTTTATATGCTGCGGCAGCATCAATTTTGTCCCCCATTTCAAGAGCAACGATGATATCAACTCTTGTACCGAAGTGGGCGATTGCTTTTTCAAAGGCATCAAATTCATACATCTTTGTTCTTCCAATTTTCTAAAGTCAGTATATCTATGCGGGCATCAACTGCATCCAGAGAGTTCATTAATTCATATAAACAATTAGATGTTTCTATATTTTCTTCTTCTAATATTGCAATACGATTTTCCAATTCAACAATCTTTGCGTACAAATCTTTATCTTCAACGATTGGTTTATTTGATGGTGATAGAAACCATTTAATCAATTTAATCATAATACATCAATTTCTCTCAAATATTGTTGATATCTCATAAAGGATTGAAGACGAACAGGAACACCTAAACTTTCGCAACAACGACAGAATGAAACAAATTCGTACCAGGGTGTAGTGGGGTCAGTATCACTCACAACAGTTCTCTCCAAAACTGCTCACCCTTTTGCAGTGCTAATACAACAGTCGTATGTTCTCTTGCGTGTCGTTCAAGATCATTCTCTTTGAAGTAGATGTTAGACCTTTCAACAGAACAACGAAAGATATTAGCCCACATCTGTTGATTTTGATTTAATCTTATTTTCATTGTTCAGATCGGGATGTGGAGCGTAAAGTGGTCCTTGATAATTACCAGCGAATTTACGATATTCAGACAGAGCAGCAATTACTTCTGGTGTTTCTTGCCAATTCCATTCATTTCCGTTTCTATCAG